TGTTAAATAATCAACTTTCTTATCTAAAAGACCAAATTGAGAGTATAGAAGATTGGAAAAAAGAAACATCAAAACCATTAGAAGTTTTTGACCAAGTGGGAATTCAAGAGGTAGAATTACAAACTGAAAAATGGAGTGATAATAAAGAACAAGTTGAAAAGTGGTCTGAAGAAGCTCTTGAGGAATTAAATAAGATTAAAGAAGATGTTGAGGAAAAACTCAATAGTTTAACAATTTAATATTTATAAGTGTATCAATATATATCGGAGAAAAGAAGTGATTAAATTAAAAGAAATATTAGAAGAAAAGGTAGATATTTCAGATATTTCATGGAATCACCAAAAATTATTAAAAGTTGGTGGTGATTATATTCATAAAGCACGAGATGGACGACTTTGGTATGAACTTGAGGATGATATTAAAAAGAGTAAGAATAGAACTTTAATAAAATACTTTAAGGAGTATGATAAAGCTCGTCTTAAACTTCAACATGCCGGTGCAATGTTAACAAGAGCCTTTAATATGGAAAAAAGATGATTAAATTAAAATCATTATTAACAGAAGTGATTGTTACCACAAGCGAGTTTGATAGTGTTATTAAACAGGCTAAGAAAGAAACAGGCCAAAACCACAAAATACCTTCTAAGACAAAACAAATGTGTAAAGAAGTTGGTAAGTATAAAATTAATGTATATGATTATAAAGGTAATAAAGGTAAAAAGAGAGATGTTAATGGTTTGATGTATCAATATTACGCTTATGTACAAGGTTGGGGACACGGAAAATTTAAAGGGCCGTCAGATTGGTTTTTAAAGGGTGGTAAGTTTGACAAGATACTTGGGTGGATATATGAAAATGGATATAATAGGTATTTTGATTATAGTTATTTGAAATCTCATGTATCTTCTGATTTACAGGCGGTACAAATTGTTAGTGATATAAGAAAAGGTGATGAAGTAGAACCAGCTTATTATTTAGCAAAAGATTATTATAATTCTTTTGCACAGAGTAGAAATAGTAATGTTTTTGACCAAGTAGTAAGTAAAGTAGATGCTTGGTTGAAAGATAATAAAATAGAGACTCGATAATGAGAGATTATTTAAAAGAATTTAGTGGCGATGTCATTGGTGATTTTTTAGTTGATAATGATATTAGTAAAATTTTAAGTGAAGCTGGATCATCAACAAAAAATGCACCTGTTGATGATGGTCCCGCTACATTTTATCATACTTTGACTCAATACAAACAAGAAACAGAGGATTGGATAACACAATTACAGAATGATTTAGGATATAAAGTAATTAACTATATATTAAGTGATGGGGCAATGGATCCTGAAGAAGATTATACAATGTCACATCGAGGAACAAATCCAATATCTCACGGAGAGGTAAAAAAGTATAAAAAGACTTTACGAGATGTAATGGATAATTTAGGTTGGACTGTAATAAAATGGATGGGAGTTGATAAAGACCAACAAATGGCGGGACCACCAATAGCATCTGGTGTTGATGCACAAGGTCGTCAAGAAGATAATGAAATGAGGACTAATCAAGCAGCTAAAAAAAGTGGTAAGAAATTTAGTGGTGGTCGTCCAAAACTTCATGTAGAGAAATATAGTCCACTTTCAAAAGATTGGTGGGAAGATGAACTTAGAGAATTAATAACAGAGGGTGGGGCCTACGGGCACATGGCACATCCTTTTGATGATAAAGATTTGACATTTAAAGATTTAAAAAATATTATAGAACGAGGTTTAGGTGGTCGGTTAGACCGTGAAGATAATGTAACGGAAAAACTTGACGGACAAAATCTTATGATAAGTTGGAAAACATAATGAATATATTCGAACAAAAATTGTGGAAAATAATAAACGAAGGTTCACCAACTGGTACAAATAGTGGTTTAGGAATTATTACGGGAGATGCATGGCCAGACGGATTATATACTAAACGAGGTGAAAGACGATATGTAGGACCTGCAAGTTTAACTCGTGGGATGCAACAAGTTGATTTCCCAGCATCAGATAATGTATATGGAGGACCTGATAGTTTAAATAACGAAAGACGGGCAAAAAGAGATGCTGGTAAACTTTATAAATATTTAAGTGATCCCGATGGTCATTCTGAAATTAAATCAGATGAGTTAAGAGATGATACACCACCATTATCACCAAAACAGAGAATGTATGGAATACACGGATTTCATAGAAAACAAGAATATACTATTCCACCAGAATCAGCAAATTTTTGGTCTACATCAGAAACTTTAGTTAAACCAACAACACCACCCGAAGGAACAGAAAGTGGTGGAGTTCCAGCAACCCCCGAACCTGGTTCTAAGGAAATGGGAAGTGCAAGTGGATATAGACAAGTAAATCCAAGTGGAGAGAAGGTATTTGCAAGTAATAAAAAATTATGGAACAAATGGAAAGACCATAGATTAATGGGTGCAGTCAAGGGTAGAGAATGGAAAGGTGGTAAGTTAGTTGATTTGTTACCAAAGGGAGTTAAATAATGGCCATTACAATAGATGTTAAAAAAGGAGATACTATTCTTGTAGGAAAATTTAAAAATAAGAAAATGGTAGTAAAAGATATAGGTGTAGATAAACATGGGATGCCGACTATAAATGGAAGAAAAGCTACTACATTTAGAATACACAAAACAGTAAATATTTTTGATAAGGGTTTTGATGAAAAAATTGATAGGGACGCGGAAGGATACGGAAAATATGATGACCCTGATGATAGTGATTTTGATGAACCTTCAAAGACTAAACAATTAGAAAGTAAGTCTACTTATAAAAAAATAATGGAGATGTAAATATGGATTGGTTAAAGAAACTCATAGCTGGTATTTTAGGACTTTTTGGTTTAAGTACTATTTTAAGTGCCAAGAAGTCACAAGAAGTAAAGGAATTAGAAGGAGTTATAAAAGAACATAAGAAAAAAGAAAAAGAAGTAGCAAAAGAAGTAAAAAAATTACAAGTACATAAAAATAAAAATAAAAAACAAATAACAAGTGCAAAAAGAAAACTTACTCGTACACAAAACGAGATTAAAAAAATGGAAGTAGCTTCGGAAAATGATGATGTAGAAGATGCCGCAGATTTTTTGAGAAAGTTTTCCAAGAGTAAATAATTATATATATGTATATAAGGAGAAAATAACATGGCTATTGGAGATAGAACACCACCAACAATAAGAGGTAATCTTGGTAAGTATAATAATGTTCACCTTGTTGGTAACAGTACAACCTATTTTGCAACAGGTTCAAATGAAGCCGCTGCCTTTGTGGTAGATGGAACTACATCACAGATTACATTAACATTTTCAGGAGGCGGATCAGCCAGTGGGGATGTTTTTGATGCTGGTGTCGTACATGAAATCGGAATCTCAAAGGTTGCAACTGGCGGTGCAAGCACAGTTTATCTACTTAGATAAGGAGTGAATATGAAATATCTTTGGATATTATTGCTATCCATCCCTTTATTTGGACAGACAACTTATACTGAAGCAGAAGCGTTGGAAATGATAAAACAACGAGATGCTCAATGGGAAAGTAAATTATCAAAGTTAGAATCTATTGACAGTGCAAAGACAGTTCAGATTAGTCAATATGCAGATTTGGTTAAAGAGTTAGAAGATCAAGCCAATCTTGATTCTTTAATAATAGTGGCAAAAGATAAACAAATAGAGTCTTTAAAAGCACAAAATGAGGCCAATGAAAAACAGGCAAAGTTAGCAAAACCAAGTTGGTATGAAAATAAGTGGCTGTATTTTGGATATGGAGTAGCCGCTGTAACTATTCCAACTTATTTTGGTATTAAAATAGTGGACATAGCAAATTAATGAGTGATAAGAATATAAAAGAAGTCATTAAAAAGGAATATTTAAAATGTGCACAAGACCCTGCATATTTTCTAAAAAAGTATGCTGTAATTCAACATCCAATAGAGGGTAAAATTCCATTTGCATTATATGAGTTTCAAGAAAATACATTATATGATTTTGAAAAACACAATTATAATGTTATCCTGAAGGCACGTCAGTTAGGTATATCAACATTAACTGCAGGATACGCATTATGGATGATGACCTTTCAGAGTGATAAGAATATATTGGTAATTGCTACTAAACAAGATACCGCTAAAAA